CGGCTGCATTAAAATTGTATTCGATATCGTAATCGAACATTACTGGCGCTACATCATTTTGTATCATTTATAAATATGTTTTTATTTTATAAAACTAAATTGTTACTGTATTTGAACTTTACAGGGTATTTCCCTCCCTGATTCATTATTTTTTCTAAAGATTCTAATGTTTCTTTTCCGTCTGACTTATCGAAGTCAAATACAAAAGCATCATAAGTATAGAGTGCTAAACTGCTTTTCTTATCTTGAAGAAACATAAGCACATCTTTTAATATAAGAATATTTCTTGAGGTTTCCAAGCTCTGCATCATATAGTTCATAAGCTTCTGCGGATGCATATCTGGAAGGTCTTGTGTAAATCTTTTTCCTGATATTGGATCTTCTACATATCCTTGTTCTTTAAATTGCTTCCAAAGTCCATTTATATAGTTCTGAATCTTATCAAAGATTTCCAGGAAAGCATACTCAGGAGGAATCTTTCCATAAATTGCATGGAAGTTAATCTGTTTTGCTTTTGCATATTCTTCTTCAGCTATTTCATCTTTACCGAAATAAAGTCTTGCCAATTGTATGTGAGCTGATTCATCTGTCAATTCATAACCTATTTGTTCACATAATAGTCTTAAATGGTATCCATCGAAGTCCATTTCTACAAATACATCGTTCTGAGGAATGATTGCTTTTCTAAATTCAGGTGCTTTTGGTATTGCAGCAAAATTTACTGAATTAAAAGCATTTGTAGGACGAGAAGTCGTATTGTATAAATTATATGAAGTATAAATAATATTATTATCAATACTATAAACAGGATTGTTTGGTTTAAATAATTCTAAAAAAGATTGATAGGTTATTCTCAATCCAGCTCTCTCAATCATAAAGAAAACAGACGTTGCAGTTTTATTGTAGAAATCAAAGCCATTGGGTATTGTAATATGCAATATCTTTTCCAAGTACTTATAATTCTCTTCACATTTTTCAAATAACTTTGATATAGGAATTATAGCATTTATTTCTTTAAAATCATGAAAGCGATTATAATACCAATTACAAGTTGAATTAGATCTTGGAAGTTCAAGTCTATTGTAAGAAGTCATTGAATAAAGTAAGGAAAGATCTATAACATCCTTTAATACAAAGTGGTACATTAACTCTTTCTTATCGAATGTATAAAGTGTTGTGTATTCTTTTAGTATATCAGAGACACGATCTTTTGTTATATTGAGTCCTTCGTCATGACTAACTGGAATAATATATCCTTCGTAATGATCTAAGGGTCTTAAATAGACTGCTACAGTGGTTGTGAGAAGTGGATGGTAGTTATCATTTGAAGAAATAACTTCAACATAACCTCCTTTCTTTCCTAACTTTTTTAGAAGCTCTATTTGCTCCTCTGATTCTACTATATAAAACATTTTCTATAACCTTTTATTTAATATAAGAAAAAAGGCCTGCATAAGCAAGCCTTCTTTTTATTTTCTTGTATCGAAATTTGCCTTTCGAGAATTTTCCAATGCTAGAGCTGGATCTTCTATTATAATTATGTTTGAAGATAGTTCATTTGCTGTTGAAGAAATTGGTTCTTCTACAAGGAGTGAATAATCTGTTACAAAGGCTGTAATACCTGGCATTTGTCTTTCTACTGCAGCAACTGCTTTTTTATTTTTGGAAGCTGCTCCTTCATAGGGATATCCACTTATTATACTATTTTCTGCAGGACCTTTTATTACCCAACCTACTTGTACAAACCTCTTATTACGTAATTCTTTCTGAGCTTCTAAATATGTTTCTCTGTCTGTTTCTATAATACTGCTGTCATTTCTGTCTTGAATAAAGTACCTAGTGGTAAATCCTTTTTCTCTATCTATTGAATTTAATTTTGGTTTAAAAAATCCTTTTGCCAAAGTCAATAATAAAGCAAATACTTTAGCTTTAGCTCCTTTATTTACAAGCCCTTCAGTCTGTGCTTTTAAAATCTCTGCTCCTCCTTGTTGAGGAGATTTTCCTGCATAAAACTTTCCCCTAGAAGCTTCTATATAAAACCCTATATAGTCTGCTCCTGTATCCTTTAGAGTATACTCTCCCCCTGAGGTGTATTTAGGTTCGGTGTAACTGGTTTTCGGTATGTATCTTTTAAAAACTGCCATTATGTTAGGTAATCTTTAGGTTTTGTAAATTTTGTTACTTTTGGATAAGTTTTTTGTAGACTTCCTACTACACTTGCAATATATCCTTCTGTGTTATTTTCATTAGGAGGTGCATAAGTGTACATAAACTGTGTTATTGTAGGAGGAGTTCCTGCTTTCCATTTCTGGTTTGCTTCTATTAAGTTCTGATTACCAGATGTAACTGGCATTTTACCTGTACTCCATTTTTTAATTTTCTTTTCTACTAGTGCTTTTGCCCCTAATTCAGCAGTAGAGAATCTTGCAAATCTTCCTCCTGGTTCCACAATTACTTTTGGATCTATTGCTGTTAAAGAATTACTGTAGTCTAGATTTCCTGGGTTATTATTTCTATAAGATCTTGACCCTCTTCCTCCATTAGCATTTGGTAACCATCCTTCTTTAGTTCCTATGACAAGTGCAAATTCGTACTCAAAGCTACCTGGTTTATATCCTGCTTTACTTAGAACTGTCTTCAACAATGCACTTCCTTTTATTGGTGCGGCTGAATTAAGTCCCTGTCTTTCTGCAGTATTCACTCCATTCGATGCTGGTTGTTCATATTCTGGAGAGGTTGCTACTCTATCTCCTGGTTTAAGTACAATTGTTTGCGCTTTTAACTGGGTTGACCACCTATTTCCCCCAATTGTATGCTCTACTCCTGTTACAATAAATCCTAATACTTCATCGTATTTGGCTGGCATGATACCTGGGTTAATTCTAAAGGCTTGTCCGATTTTGATACCAGATATTCCTTCCATACTAATACCTACTTCAAAAGGAACAATTCCAGCTGGGCCTGCTTTAGCACCTGATGTTGCTGATTCTTCTGTATAGGTCTGTATGTATGTTTTAGTAAAATCAGCGTAGTCAACTTTTGCAGCAGAAAATTTTTCCGGGTCGTATTTATTGCCGGTATAAAATTCTTTTAAAGTTGCAAATGTTTTGTTATACCTTTCTGACTGTTGTTTCTTTCTCTGATCTTCAACACTTTGTTTTGCAGCAGTATCTTGTGTTTGATTAATAAACTTATTGCCGAGTATCCTATCTGTTAATCCTTCGTTCCATCTAAACATAGCTTCAGCTTCTACCCCTACATCTGAACCGTTATTTTGAGCAGAAACTGCTACCATTGTACTTAATGCTGGTGATAGTTTTGTTGTGAAATCAAAATTTGTTACAGTAGATTTTAACCCTGTTATATTTAACATAGGAGTTTCTGCTTCAGATTCTGAGGCTCTAACTTTTCTATCTACTATATAATATGTAAATTTATCTTCCTCGTAGTGTAGAGCTAAATCATTGTAGTCTGCTCCTAATACATTGTTGATCTTACGTAGTATATCTTCAAACAGTTTTATCAAAGTTCTACTTCCTTTATCTGGGGTGTTTACGAGTGTTGTGATTGCTTCTCCTAATACGTTTATGTTGACCCATATATTTAAAATTTCATCAGAAGCTGTACCGTCTAAGGTGTTTCTTAATGTCTCTATGATGTCTGGATATAGTTGTCCTGATGACCATTTTTTTGTAGAGGGTGAAACTATCAAGCAAACTCCTGGATCACTTGATGTGTGGAAGTCGTATGTTCTGAATCTGCATAATGGTATGTCGGAATCTTCTCCTATTTTAGCCATTTGAGTATTCATTTTGATAACAGGTTTCTTATCTTTGTCACAAGGTAGTATAGCATTTACTAAAGCACAAAAGCTATCCAATCTCATATAAACAAACTTATTAGGAGATTTAGTTGCAGATTTATCATCCACCGGTGTAGTAACTGTTACACTTTTCTGTGCAATGTTTAATCCTGATATTCCGTTTACTTTTTCAAAGTTTTCGATAAAATCCGCATGTTTCAGCTTCAGAGTCTCATATACACTACCTACTCCTTTTGCAGATTCTTCTATAATAGTCTTAAATGCTGCTTCCAGCATAGTAGCACTCACCACTTTACCTTCCTCTTCTTGATTACCTGGGAATGTTCCTGTTCCTACATCTATAGTTAACGATTCTATAATCTCTCCAATTGATATTAAAGTTGTTGTACAATCATACCCTCCGTCTTGTCTATACTTCCAAGAAAAGTTTTTTATAAATCCAAATATACCGTCGTAGTTATATCCTGAGTCTTTCTTTAATTTATCGATTTCCTTATAGATGCTTTCCTTTGTTGTACCTTCTTTGAACATCGAATTTACCGTACTTGGAGTTGTTATAAAATTACCTGCTCCTTTGTAGTATACGCTATGTCCCCATTCCAATAAAGCAGAAAAACCTGGTCTCATATACAGTAATTCTAATTCCTGTAATTGAGCAACATCCCAGCAATTAAATGTAATTGTGGCTTCTTTTAAAACTCCAAATCTATTAATAGCACGGATCTGAACTCCTGTAATACCTGGCATAGGCCTAAATCCTAGTCCGGTTGAAAAATTACTATAAGTTTTATCCCCAAACCTTCCTTTAGTTCCTCCTATGAATACATACTTATTTGCCAATTCACTAGATCCTCCTGCATTTACTGAAGATGTTAGCTTTACCCAGCCTGTCTTACTGTTTAGGTACTCAATATTCTGATCTGTTCTACCTTCTTTTTTGGAAAAGATATCACTTCTCAAATTTAATTGATTTAACACTTCCTTATCGAAAGGTCCTCCTATAACTTTACTGCTTGGCATTTTTTTCTATCTATTAAGGTTTGTGTAGTTACTTACTGCTAAATCTTTATCGGCAGGTATTCTAATTTGAACTCCTGGCTGTACAATTAATGATGCTTTTTCAGAGGTATTTGCAGCTGCAATTATCCACCACAAAGTACTATCTCCGTAGAATTGCTGTGCTAATCTATCATACCTATCTCCTGCTGTTGTGATTATATAAAAATCTTCAGAGGTAGGAGGTATTTCTGGATATAGAACTGTTCTTCTATAAGGCTTTCCTGTAGGTGATTTTGTTAAAGGGACTGTATCGTATCGCTTCATATTAGAATCTAAAGTTATTACCTATTCGACTTACTGCTGCTTCCTGCTCAGTACTTAGTAAATAGCTATTAGCTAATGTATTTCCAGCTGTAATATATTTCTTAAGACCTGTTTCAGGTGTAAATGTATGAATCGGTGTAAAGTCTATTTGACAATCCATTATCATTGGTAACTCTTGCATAGTATTATCTCCTCTTCCTTCTGGTTCTAACATTGCTATTTCCCAAGGATAGTCTACATTCCAAGAATAGTTTACACTGTTCATTACTCCCGGCAATTCATATACGTAGTCTCCTACTGTCATTTTTACAATAGTTCCTCTCATAAACTGACCATTGTCAGCATATGTAGGAGCCGTGGAAGATGCAAGCCATATCATTTTTTGGTATAGCGGTTTCATCTCAGATCTTGTAGCAGCTGCTATTTTAAAAGATAAGGTAATTTTTCTTTGAAAGCCACCATATACTTGAAAATCTTCTGCTCTACCCAAATACTTAGTCGGATTCCATTGACCTGTGTAGTTATCCGCGAAGTTATCAAGAAAAGCTCTAAAGTATAGTACCCTTGTTTCTGTAGGAGTTATGACATGAAATCTAAATTTTACAATATCTCTTCCTTCTTTTTCTCCATTCACTTTTGCTACAACAGGTGCTTGTGCGTTGAGTTTATCCACTTCTGCCTTTGTTGCTGATGTAGTCCAGTATATGTTATTACTTTTATTCTCATCTCTTCTAGCTCCTTGATCTCCTAGTAAAATTCTATTCTCTTTTAGTACATTCCCGTTTTTGGTAATTTTTCTTTTTTGTTCTTCAATGTAACTAGAATCTCCTTCTGAGTATTCTGTTGCAATTTCAGTAAAAAGTCCTTGCGGTCCTGTGTAGTCTCCTACTATACTATCAATAGCTGTTCCTCCTAAATCACCCGGTGATAGTGTAGTCTCTTTAGTACTAACTGTATCTATTGCTGGTGTGGTAGATGGTACTTCTATTACATCACCGTCTGGTCCTGTAATAGTATCTCCAGGTGCTGATGTTCTTACTTTTTCTTTTTTAGTAACATCTACAACCTGACCTTGTTTTGCTTTGTATGAATTCTGTAAAACCGGTATAGTATCATCTATTTTCTTATTTGCAACTTCGTTCCAGAATACATCTTGTTCATCCTTCTTAACTGGTGCATTATATTGATATTTACTGGCTTTACCTGTTTCTGGGTTTTGTACTTTACCTAATGGATTGTTTGAATCTATAAGGCTTGATTTTACAACTCCCGGAACTTCTTGACCTTTTAATGCAAAGGGTGCTCCTTCTACTCCTCCTGCTCCAAAGAATTGAGCAATAGCACTTCTAGTATTTCCTCCAGAAGGCTGTAGGTATGTATCTGTTCTAAAAGCATATACAAAATGAGTACCTGTTCCATTTACTGGAACTTGAGCAATTGTAGATCCTACGATCTTAGCTGTTTGTACAACAGTGCTTAAACCCTGCTGTAAAATAGCACCTCCTAAAGTCTTTCCTTTATCTCTACTTTTTTGTAACTTATCTTGTACATTTACCTGTTGAAGTAAAGCTTGATTTCCTAAAAACTTTAATCCAGGACGGTCAATAAGCATTCTACCGATTCTAGTTAAATCGTCTACACGCTTTGTTATTTGCATACCCGTTTGGTTACTAGAAGGAGGGTTATTAATGTCCTTAGTAACGTAGGGTTTATCGCTTCCATAACGAAGACTTTTAAGGTCTGTCTGGAGATTTATTAATCCTGGTGATGCCATATAGGTTTTTTATTATCCTGGAGGATTATCTAGATATTTTGTAGGTGTTGCTCCATCTAAGTCCAATGCAGAAGGTGCCGGTACAGGTACTGTCTGTGTCGGTGCTCCGTTGATTGAATATTGATAGTGTAAGCTTGAGTTAGGATTTGCACTCGGTACTTGTGCTGGTGTTATTCCATCTAATCCTAAATTACTTGTTGGTAATAAGTCTAATAGTCCCATATTGTTTGTTTTTATTATAAATAGCTTATCCTACTGAATGTAAGTTTAAACCAATTGATTCGTTTAATTTGTTTGGTCCGATGTAAATATTCTGACCTTGTTTTACTGCTTGTATTAGTTCATCCATTTTAGCGTAGAATTCTCTTAAAGGTATTACAGCTTCTGGTCCTGCTTCTCCTACAAGTGCTTTGGTAGGTCCTGTCACAATTCCTCCTTTTGCCATTGGAAGTAAGTTTGAAGCACTTTCTGCAAGATTAAACTCTACTTCATCAATTTTTACTCCTGGAATCTTATTTAAAGCCTTTATTCCATTATTAATAACTCCTAATACTAAGTCAAGTATGAGCTGGAAAGGACTGGTTACTAGGTTTATTACTGATTTCATTATTTTTTTAATTCCTCCTTCAAAATCTCCTTGGAATATGTCAATAACTCCACTGAATGCTCCTATCATGTTCTGTATACCTGTATGTACGTATGTTATCATTGCTTTCATTGGTACAAAAACTCCTGACAGTAGTGATCCTACTACTTTCCCTATCGTACCGAGAACCTCTCCTACTCCTTCTCCGTCGCCAAAGATCTGTGTCATCAGATCACTCATCATTGCAAAAGTTTGCTTTATCGGTTCAAAAGCCGGCATCATTGCTTCTATAAGGGTCGTTAACATTGGCCCCAATATCTGCATTATTGGTCTCAGTACTGCCATAAGTCCAGTACCAAGATCCTTTATAAGTGGCCCAAGTGATGCCATCAGCGGTTTTACTATTCCTTCGAATAAATCTCCTAATAGTCCTACTACTGGCATTAAGGGTTCTACAAGTGCTACAAATACCTCTTTAAGTCTTGTAACTATCGCTTCCATTCTATCTGTTTGAGATACTGATTTAAGTTGTGATTCTAAGCCACTCTTTTTAAATTTAGCATCTAATTCTGCTTGAGAAGCTCCTGCAGCTACTAGTCTGTTATACTCTTCTTGAGCAACATTCATATCCTTAAATCCTGCTTTCCTAACTTTTTCTAATGTTTCAGAACTTTCAATCATCCCAGCGAGTTCTTGCTTAGATATCCCCAGGGTTTTTGCCATTGATTCCTGTAGTAACGCGTTTTTCTTGAAATCTGGTCCAAATTGTTTTGTTAATTTTCCTACTTCTTCTGTTAGAACTACGTGATCATTTGTAAGTGCAGCTGCTCTAGCTCTCTCTAAATTAAGTTCTTTTCCTGAAAGAAGTTCTGTTTCCAGTTCATTACTTATAGATGATTCGAAATCAAGTAATGCACTCTGGGTCTTTTCCATATCTGCTAGTTCAAGACCTAGTTTTTTTGCATTAAAGACAGCTTTTGTTAGCTCCTCAGTACTGCCTTTCATACTAAGCCTAAACAGTGCACCTGCTTTCCCCAATCCCTCCTGTATTGTCTTGAAACTTAATCCTACCTTGTTTTGTTGATTTAATTTAAGTACTGTATTATTTACTGTCCCTAAATTTTCTTTCAACCCTTTTCCGTTATCAAAGCCTAACTGTGTAAGCCCTTTCATGGCTTCTTCAGAAAGTCCTAGACGTTCTTGTACTGAGGCAAATTCTTCTGCCATCTTACCACTAAACTGTACACTTGTTCCAAGCATTCCGTTTAAGGTATTCTGTGCAGCTACTAGATTTTGCGTGTTAACCATGATATCATTAGATGCCATGGCTGTATCGTTCATCTCACTGGTCATTTGCTGAGCAGCGTCGTATGATACTCCTAATGCTTTAGCTGTGTCTCCTGAAGCTTTATCGACCATTTTAAATGCATCGATAAGTTGCTCGACAGCTATTGCAATTAAAGCTATTGGTCCAAGAGATTTCATTAGATTTCCTCCTAGATTTTTAGCTAAATTTCCTGCTACTTTAAATTTATCTCCTAGTGTAGCAGCTCTAGCTCC